TTGATTAATGCCTAAACAACAATTAATTTTAAATAATTTCTCTGGTGGAATTAATAACCTGAAAGACCCGCGGGATTTGGGTGTAAATGAGCTTGGTAATGCTGTAAATATAATGGTTGACCAGCAGGGTGCTATAAGAACCCGTGGCGGTGAAACTGATTATAATTCAATCATTAATGACCGGGCGGCTACGGTTGCCCCCGGTTATGGGCTTGCCGTATTTGAATCTGATTTTAGTTTGGAGATATCAAGTTATAAAACAGATAGGAGTAGTAATAATGATGTTGACTTTGTTGTTAAAGATAGAATTGATTTAGCTGGTATAAATAATGAAGCGGATAAATATCCAGTAGGTAGTATAATATCTGTAACTGGAACAAATCTAAATAATGGATTTAAAAGAGTTTATGATTCTGGCTCCGATGCCGATTCATCAGAAATAAAGGTAAAACCATATGTTATTGCTGAAACGGGACAGGGAGCCATTATTAAACGCCATTTAATTGGTGAAACATTTGTTGCTTTAGCTGATGCGGCTAATGGTCAAGTAGATATATGGCAAAGAAATGTTGGTGCATCTGGATGGTCTAGCGCAAGTTTAAATTTAAGAAGTGATGGAACTGATACATTGCTTGCATCTGAGGATTCTCAGATATCATATTATTTTGTTGATGGTGCAATTAGGGCTTGTGATACAAACTTTAACAATTCTTCAGTTATTCGCCATTACGGATATATAGAGCGTAATCACTTTGAAAATACAACATCTAGTAACGCTCTTATTGCCGGTCAGGTTTATCATGGGTTTTATGATAATCTAAATAGTTTAGCTCCGCCAACAGAATGTAAGATTGATACAACCGATGGTGCGGGAGTTGCTGGTGATTATTTAGGTACTGCCGGAGCCGGTTTTAATATTTCAGTTACAGAGGCATCTGATGATGCCAGTACATGGAAAGGAGATGTTTATCAGGTTGCTATCAGTTTTATATATGATGATAATCAAGAATCTTTATTATACATGCCAACAACAAGTAATACTTTTACTGTTTCAGAAAAATATAAACAGAAAATAAGAATTAGAGCAGAAAGAAGTTATGATGAAAGAATCAGCGGTGGCAGAGTTTATTTCAGACCGGATGATGAAAATGATGAACCTTGGAGACTATTAATTGATATAAGTCTTAGAAAAGGGATTAGGGCATCTTTAGATGCTGATTATGTTCGAAGAACCGAAAGTGATGTCAGTGGTTTAACAGGATGGAACCCATTAAGCGATAGTGTTGGCAGTGGAGAAACTGAATTGTATAGTGAAGCGGCTTTTTCGTTTTCACCTAATTTAGATACCTATGAAAGTATAAATGGTTTCCCACCAACAGTAGATTCGATAACTATTGGTGATATTAATGAAGGCTGGAAAACAGCCGTAGTGGCAAATAGAAGAGCATTTGTTGCCCATGTTAAAGTTATGAATCCCGACACAGGTCAGGCTACAGTATATGGTGACAGGATAATGTATAGTATGCCTAATAAATTTGACACATTTCCGTCTTTTAATTTTATTGATGTTGTTAGGGGTGATGCTGAGAACTATGTTAAACTGGAAGAATATGCTGATAGGCTATTGGCTTTTAAGCAAAAATCAGTACAAATAATAAATATTTCATCTCCATCAGATACAAATTGGTTTCTTGAAGAGAATATTAAGCATAACGGAGTACAACATCCCGCCGCTGTTGTTCGTACTGATTCTGGAATATGTTGGGTCAATGAAAACGGGTGTTATATATATGATGGAAGAAGGATAATCAATCTAATAGATAATAAAATAGTGGAAACCAGTAGCGCTAACGGTCTTTTCCCACCAGCTTGGAATGATTTTATGTATAGTTCAAATTTAGTTGGATACAGTATAGTTGGTTATGAAAAAAGACGGAAGCAATTAATTGTTATGAAGGATTCAAATGGTGATAATTTAACTGGAAATAATTATGGCGGTGTAGCGGCAAACGGCAGTGTTAGTAGCGGGGATGCTTATATATATGATTTTAAGGCAAAATCTTGGACATTTGCTGATAATGCTTTTACAGACCAAAAAAAATATACCAATTTTGTAATAGATTGGCAGGGTAATTTGTTTTTCGGATATGATAATAGCGGTACTGTTGAAACAAGGTATTGGAGCAATGAGTCGGCTAATCAGTCCAATATTAATATAACTACTAAAGATATTGATTTCGGGGCACCATCTCAACTTAAAAAAATATATAAAGTTTATGCTACATATAAATCAGCTTTAGACCAATTAACACCGTTAGAATATTCTTTAGATGGTAAAAATTCTTGGTCAGATTTTGCGACTGGCTCCAATGTCTCGCCGGCTGGTGGTGATTCTGGTGATTTACTTCGAACATCTGTTTGGGATGTGGCTACATTTACACCATCATCACCAATAAGCTGTCAGAGTATACAGTTTAAATTTATACCACAGGAAACCGCTGGAACTTTTGATATTAATGATATATCCATTGAATATAGAATACTTCATAAGAGAGTTTCCTGATGCCGTACGATAGAATATCTAGAAAATTACAGAATAGTAAAAAAACTTTCTCTTCATTTGGTGGGACAAAAACTGTTATTGGGTATGCTCCATCTCCACAATCAATGAAAGATGGAGATGAGGTATTCGCTCAGGAAGCTAATAAGCAGTTAGCTCTTTTTAATAAATACAGGGGCAAGATGCATAAAGTTTATTTATCTTCTGATGGTAATCAATATATAGATAGAGACCTTACTATAAAAAATAATTTAGTTGTAGGTGGAACTGCTGACATAGGTGGAAATGTGCAAATAGATGGTTCAGTTACAATAGGTGTAGATGATACCGGATATGATGTTAAATTTTTTGGAGCTACATCTGGAAAATATGCTCTTTGGGATGAATCAGAAGATACTTTGTCTATTGTTGGTGAGTTAGGTCTTTCAGAAGGATGTCATCATATCGGCAATACTGGAACTAAGATTGCTTTTGGTACTAATTCAATTAATTTTTATGTTAATACAAATGCCAATGCAAGATTTACTATTAATTCACTTGGAGCAACGTTTAATCAAGCCGCAGATTCAACTCAAGATTTTAGAATTGAAACAGCCAATAAGCAGGCGGCATTTTTTGTAGATGGGGGGGATGATTGTGTTGTTATAAATAATACAGATGCTACTCCCACTATAGATGGTTCTGCTATTGGTCAATTAATTATTGTAAATGGAACAAAGCCATCCGCTCTTACTGCCGACCAAATATACATTGGGGCTGAAAATTCTGCTGGTTCTGGAACAGATGTTAAATCAACATTATCTTTATTTTTAGAAGAAGCTATTGATGCTACTGCTTTAGATGCTGTTGGTACATTATCTCATAGAATACCAATATGGCTTAACGGAACCTGTTACTGGTTATATTTAGACCCTGTGTAATAAATTATTATGGAATAGATTAAAAGGTTTATTATGATATTTGAAAAAATGATTAAATTTCATAGCTTAAAGCGTATAATTATATTCATTTTATGTTATTTTTATAAGGAGTTAATATGAGAACTTTACTTGGTATGCAGTATGGTGGCAATGTGCCGCAACAATATCCCAGCAATGTGGTGCAACAATATCCTAGACAGATACTGCCCCCGCAACTGTTTCAAGAGGGTGACACTGTACCGGACACTGTCTCTACTGGTTTAGCCCGTTTAAGAAGATTGGGTAAAAAACGAGAAGCTAGGGATGTTTTTGGAGAAGCACAAACTGAACAGGTTGGAAAACAGAAAAGTGGAAGTTTCTGGGGTTCTTTACTCAGTCTTGCCGGTGGCGCAGGCGCGTCATGGGCGGCACCACTTATAAAGGCTAGTCTTCTTACTAATCCAGCAACCGCCGCGTGGGCGATTCCATTACTGATTGGCGGTGCAACCGCCGCCGGTAAGTATGGAGGTGAGAAAATCGGTTATGGTGGAGAGCAGGATATAGACATGGATATCATGTATGCAAAAGAAGCAGGTCTGGGAGATATTGAACGAGCGGGAGAAGAATATCAAAGCGGTATGGGTCGAAGAGCTATAGCATCCGGTATTAAAGCTGGACTAACCGCCGGTTTTGCACCCGAGAAAGGTAATATATATAAAAGGATAGCTGGTCGTGAGTCCCCCGGAAAATATTTCAATCCATTTGAATTTGGTAAGCCAGACATTGCTAGTGTTGGAGGCATACGAGATGTTATATCCTTTGATGAATGGTCAAAGTTTAATCCGGGAGGTTGGACAGAATATTCTAAGGCAGTAACAAGCTTTCAGGTACCAAAATTAGAAAATGTTGGTATGATAGGACAGAATCCAAATACATTATTAGGATATTTAGATTAATATGCCCGGTTTACTAGATTACGTTATAAAAGGTTACACTCATGGCGGCGGTGTTGATTTTGACCCCTATGCCGATACTGACCAAGCACAACTTTTAGAGCAGTTCGGCATTTATGTTGATGATAGTGCCAAGGGTCTTTTGCCAACGTATGATACCACTGGTGCCAGTTTGTTCAGGCAGGCACATAGGTTGAGGGGTGAAGCCACTAGGGAGCAGGCAACCGGTAGCCTATTGGGATTGACTAAACAGACCCAACTGGGACAGGCTGGAAGGGGATTTGCCGGAATGGGAGCTGGTAAACAGGCATATATGACTGGCAGAGAAGATGTAGTTACTGGATACGGTCAAGCCGCTCATGAGCAATACCTTGATTTACAAAGAGATATATCTGGTCTCCAGAAAGGCTATGAAAGTGAACTATTATCCGCTATTGGTGACCTTCCTGAAGAATCATGGAGTTTTGGTGCTGATGATGATGATTATGATTTTGAAGGCAATCAGGATTGTTTCAGAAGCTGTGATGAGATGTATTCTGCCGGCGGTCAACGAACTGCGTGTTATGACGCTTGCGACGGCAATGGCGACGGCAATGGCGACCCCGGCGGGGATGATACTGGTGATGATGATGCTAGTTGTGTTCAACACTGCCAAGATACCACATCCGATATTGATGCATATCACGATTGTTTAGATAGGTGCCCATAAATAAAAGGAATGGGGTGGTTAAATAATGGATAGGCACAGAAGCACATATGATACGGATACTTACTTAGGAGATACTATTTCATCTATTATAAATACTGTATCTCGCGGTAAGATTAAGGAGTGCGGCGGTTGTAAGAAGAGAAAGCAATGGTTA